TGACCAGCTTTGAATGGGTCAAATGTTGCGTAGGCGGGGAGTAAATCGAAACGGATTTTCTGCTTATTCGCATCACCGTCAGAATAACGTGTAACTCGAATACTCATGCCGTCTTGAGTTGTAGCTACAGTATCAGTTGCAAAAAGCTTTTTAAGCTTAACTGTACCAAGTCCGTATGCTTGCTTGTGGTAGAACATATTAGGCTGGTAAACAGTAGATGCTGCGCCCAAAACAGTAATTACGTCGTTATCAGCAATCGCTGCATCTGCAGTATTGTACTGTCCATTAGTCTCATTGATTGCTGGGCCTGCTACCAGTAAAGTTCCTGCGCCGCCTGATAATGTTACGTCTGCAGTCACCACGCCAGACCATTTAACTTGAGCGCCTGCAGCGTCAGTGAATGATGAACGAGTTGACAGGCTTAAACGATTAGGACCAGTGATCTCCACAATTTCACCAGCTTTGATAGTGTCAGCTCCAGCGCCGAATCCATCCACTGGGATTGATTGAATCATTGTGTCTTTGTGGGTTGCATAGGTTGCGTCTGGCGTACCGTTTACAGCGCCTGCTCTATCTGTCAATGAGCCAGATTTGTAGCTAGACAATGCATTAGAGGTCATAGCCATCAAATTACCAAACTTGTTACTAATCATTGCATTCTGCCATGCTGTATTTACGAGTGAATCAGAACCACTAGAAAGGCCACGCTGAGCATCAGCTAGATTTGTAGTTGTGAACGGGTTCATGATATAGAAACGCTTACCATCATTTGGAACGCCAATAGAATCTAATAGAGCTCCTGCGCCTGCAATATCAGACCATGCGTCCACTACTGTTCCTGGTGTGCCATAGTGAAGGTTGCAGTTCTTAAACATGAACGCACCCAAATCCAATTCTAAATCAGTAATGATTCGAGATGATGCCGGGTCAAGTATGTCCTTTAATTGGTCAAGCTTTAAGGCTTCATCTACTTCATCCCAATCCATATGGACGGTAAAATAGTTCTGAACTGTACCTGTTGCCTTACCTGAGATGATATCAGACTTATCTACTGCGGAAATATCGCCGCCTGCTGTACGGTCTGACTTGTAATCGTGTGGACGTTTAAAGTCAACCTGTGTGCCTGATGCTGGATTAAATCGACCATTCAATAGCTGAGTGTCGACAGTTTTAGTGATAACCCGCGAGGCTTCCATTCCTTCAAGGAATACTCGTGCCAGCGGGCGCGAAAAGTTACTTGCTAAATTATTGCTTGAGGTTGCCATGAGTGGCTTCTCCTATTCAAATGTAGCCCCAGCCGACAGTTTGAATTTCCCTGCATCTGGGTCAGCTCCCGAACCTCTAATATCGGTTGCTGGTGCTGGCGTGCTACTAGCTTTTGGTTTTAATGCAACAGCTTTAGCTCTAAGGTTTCTTTCAATATGCATGGCCGCTGAATAAGGGTCTAGGTTTTTAATAGACTCTATTTCAGATGGGTTTGCCGCTAGGTATTTAGTAATCAATGGACCATCTGGGTCTTTTACTATCGCTAACTGCAAACTATCAGGTACGCCGTAAGAACCTACTAGGTTGCCCGCCTGTTGTAGCTCCTCAGTTGTCATACCTGCCTCTAAAGCCCTTTTGTCGTAGGTCTTTAGTGCATCTTGTACATCCTTCAACTGCTCCTGTTGCGCCTGTTGTTGCCGTGCTGCTTGCTCTTGCTGCTGTAGTTGCTGCTGATATGCAAATCGCTCAGCGTTTCTGATAGCTTGGTCTCGCTCTCTGAGTTTCACCTCAAAATCCGCATCATACGGATCTGGCATTTCAGGAGTGTTGTTAACAGACTGTTGTAAAGACTCTTGCTCTTTACGTTTGAATTCTGCTAGCTCAGCTTCAAGCGCATCGGCTCTCCGCTTTTCTTCCATCTTCTCAAAGTGCTTTCTGTTAATCGCCCTGTTAATGGCATCTTGATTAACTTCGCCATCATTCGTTTGTTCGCTTTCGCTTGCGGTTGTCTCCGCTGCCTCGGTGGCTAATTCCGATCCCGTTTCTGGGTTTTCGACAGCTTCTTGAGTTACTTCTGTTTCATCAAACTCAATAGCGCTATCGTTTTGTAGCTCTTCACTCATGGTGTGCCCTCTAATAGGTAATGTGCCGATAATTAAACGCTTATCGTAAGCGTAGAACTATATTATATTACTTTGCATAGTCTCAGACTATATACCATAATGACACATCCCATTTTGTTGTATATTGATACTATTTTGTGATAGTTTAATTACTAACATGCTGCGAGGATAGATATGAACGAGTTTACTTTGATGATACACAATCGAGGTTGGAAGGTTTGCGAAGCCATAGAGCACTGGGGTATAGCAAATCAAACCTGGTTGAGAATGCGTAAGAATGAAAAACAGAGAAACAAGTTAATCTGTATGATTAGGGGCCTGGAGGATAGAAATGCCACATAGATATATAGTAACCTATACGAGCGGAATAACAGAAAGCATAAAAAATATGCCTGATACAAGCGGACCGTGGGTTATTTTTTTTCTTATCAAAAAGAAAGATAAATTTTTATTAGAATTTGAGGAGTATAAGAGGGTTCCTTTGTCTACAATAGAATCTATCGAAACCGTAAGGAGCGATTAAAGCTCCTCGTCACCTCTATCAACATCTAGTCCTGGAATGTCCACGTCTTCTGGCTGTGTTTGTGGTTGCCCTTCCTGAGCCCCAGTTACAAGTCTAGCCTGCTGAATGTACGCTTTGGTGTTCCCGGGCCCAACAATCGCATCTACACCCATAGCGTTTCTTAGTGTCTCTAGCGTTTCAGCCTGCCTACCTAGTGTTTCCACAATTGCAGCCTGGGTTTGCATTACCTGATTGAATCTCTGGTCGTTTGACTGTAGGTCAATCTTCTCTTGGTTTTGCTGAGCATCTATTGATGTCTTCTGTTGAGATAGAGCTATCTTCTGTTGTTCTTGATCTAGCTTCTGCTGGCCTTGATTAATCTTGGCAGCGTCAACATTGAATTTGTCATCGTTTGCTCGCTCAAATTTCAACATCTCGAGCTGTATTTCTTGCTGTTTAAGCTGTAATTCCTGAGCCTTTAGTTGTTGAGCGCCTTGAATCTCAGCTTGTTTGTTAGCCGCCTGTTGTTGCTCCGCCTGACCTTTAAGTATTTCAGCTTGGGCTAGCAATGCATTGGGGTCCTCTTGAGGCTGTTGCTGTGCAGCTTGTTGCTCCGCCTGCTGGGCCATTGCTTCCTCTTCCTCAGTAAACTCCTCTCTAAGGACTACACCTTGTTGCATTTGAAGGGCTCTAGAACGCTTGGCAATAATGTCCATGCTGGGCAGTCCAGTCTGACTTAACCATTTATCTCGAGCTAATTCTATGATGGTTGGGTCTATTGCTGCCATTTCGGCGAATGCAGCTACCGCCTCTCTTTGTTGGGATTTAAAAGCCGGCCCTACTTCGCAGACCACATCGTACTGTCCCGCAGCAAGATTGTTTAATTCAACAATTGATTGGGTTTCCTCGTCGAACACTCTTTGATTGAGTGTAACCATATCCGCCTCACCATCCTCTGCTAATATCCTGACTTGCCTGGTGGAGTCGTACACTCTTGGGATAGACCCTAACAAAACCTTGCCTGTGTAGCACACTGCAATCTCAAGGGACTCTAGCCATTTAACAGAGCCGTTATCACCTTTTGATATCTGCCTATCAATAGCCACTCCAGATTGCAAACCAGGATTATCCCCCATATTAGCTGAGAACAATCCTGCGCTAGCATTAATAGACTCACTCATGTTTGCTGCTGTTGCCTGGAGGCCCTGGTTAACTTGTGAGGTTTGCGTAAAGAATGGCGCTGGCTGTCCGTCAACGTGATTATATGGCTGAACTGGGTCGGTGTTGATATTTAAGGTTTGCAATGTATCTTGATGTCCTTCCATTTGTTCGAGAGTCATCATAATCTTATCTCTAGGCTTAAGAGCTCCTTCTTCGATATCTCTTGATAGCGCGTAATTTAGAACCCTTTGGGGATCTATTAACTTTTCAACCACACCTCTGACAATTCGTTTGTTTTCTGAAATCTTATAGTTCCCATAAGTTGCACAAACAGGAAGTATGTCAAAAACTGTTTTCTCTTCCTCGGTTAGCCATTCGTTATTGTTGAAAACTCTAGAATGCACACGCCAGCTTTTTCTGGTTCTGCGAGCCTCTTCTGTTATTCCAGCATCGGCTAACTCATCTGCAATCTTTTCAAAATCATCATCCACACGGTAAACCTTACCATTGCTCATCCTAACAATCTCTATTTTAATTTCCTTCTTGTATTGGATTCTACCTATAGTAATAGTGTCGCTAGGCTTATCGGTATAAACCTCCACATTTCTTCCATCCCCTATAGAGGCACTAGACTTTGCATCTGGAAATTGATCCTTATACTCTTCAATTGAAATCGTACTTAACACAATAACCGCACTGGCATCTGAGTTATCTTGTTCTTGCACGTCCCCAAGAAACCATACTCTGTCCA